AAGGCATTCATTGCTATCCGGCTGCGGCAACTGACCCTGCATTAAAAACAGGTGACATGTATGACGTTAGCTTTCTAGGAACTCCACATCGTCACATCTTTCACTTTGATGTGTCGATTGAAGTCTTTCACAACGATAGGGATATCGAGTTTATTCAATTTAAGCGCTGGCTTGAGCATCTATATGCACAAGGCACGTTACAGTTGGATTACAAAAGTTGTGAAATGTTAAGTGACGATTTGTACAACCAAATCGCTACACGATATCCCGACCGTAACATCACTATTACCGTAAGCGAAGACGGTGAGAATGGTGCTACGATTTATTACAATTTAACACAACCTCTCAACAACCTAAAAATTTAATAGGAAAACAAAATGGCAAAACCTCAAATCAAGCACAATCCAAAAGTCAATCAGATTTTCGAAGACTTGGAAAACTATCGTGAATTCTGCGTAGACTTTGGATACGTATTCAATGAGGCAACGTTGTATGATATGCGTAATTTCGTGTATCGTCAACACACTAAGCAATTGCAAGGCAAATTTGCGAAGTACAACTGGGAAGAAGCAATCGTCCGATGAAAACTCTCTACTACATGGGTCTTGAACCCTACAAAGCAAGATATACTCTACAACTCACAGAGTGGAATGAGCGTGTCTTTAAGAGTAGAGGCATTAACTATGTAGTAGTGCCCGGTGAAACATTGTCTACAGACCAACAAATTGTAACAGGTCAGGTGCTTGATGCACATGGTCGCAGTTATTTTGGCATGTCTCAACTAATGAACTTAGTTAAGATGATGAAAGAAGGTAAAGTTACTAATGAAGATGTTGTTTACTTTGAAGACATGTTTCAACCGGGCTTTGAGTCACTGCCTTATATTCTTAATCAAGTACCTCTGTCTCATCGTCCAAAGATTTTTGTTAGATGTTTGGCGCAGTCAATCGATCCTGATGACTTTGTGCATGTCTGGGGAATGTCTAAGTGGATGGGACTCTACGAGAAGATGGTATGTGAGGCTATTCAACAAAGTGGGGGTGGCATCCTTGCTACTAACGAGGAAATGGTCATGAACATGAAGATTGCAGGCTGGGAAGCCCCAATCTACAATATCAGTGGCTTAGCCTTCGGTAAGAGTGAAGTGCAAGAGCGTGTCGCTAGTATCAAACCATTCAGTGAACGCAAACATCGTGTAGTTTTCTCTGCACGTTGGGATCAAGAGAAGCAACCAGACTTCTACATGGACGTAATTGAAGCATGGCACAGTCGTCATCCTGGTAGTGGGGTAGAGTTTGCAATTTGTTCCGGTGCGAAACTGAAAAGTAACAACGATAGTTACATGCAACGCACACGAGACATGCAAGCATCTGGTAAACTAACAGTACATGAGGACTTGAACAAGAATGATTACTATAATGTGGTTAACGATAGTCGCATTGTTTTTAATTGTGCTTTACAAGATTGGGTCAGTAACACAGTATCAGAAGCAGATGCTCTGGGATGTAACGTACTTTATCCTGCTTATCGTTCTTTCCCTGAAACTTTTGCAAATGACCATACTCGTATGTATGTACCCTGGTCAATAGAAGACGCACTAGACAAAATGGAAAAGTTATTGAAGAAGCCCAGTGAGTATATGGGTAAAATTAGTGACTATAACGATGGCACGATTGACCGAATCGTAGACATACTTGAAGGCAAGGGTGATACAATGCTACGTATGACTACAGATTATCGTAAACACACTAGAGAAAGTAAGTACTAAAATGGCAACATGGGAATTAACAACTGAGTGGAAAAAGAGTTCAACCGAACAACAATTCTGGTACAAAGATGATAAAGTAATCATTCGTGAAGAAGGTTATCGCTGGGCGACTTTCACTACCGAATCAGATTCTATTCCTCTTACACCCGAAGAGTTACGAAACGAAGATGGTTTCGAACTTGACAGTGATTGGGAAATGGTTGACATGACCGACGGTTGTTGGGCAGACACCGAAGCAGGTCGCAACTGCACTGATGAAGACCTTGCTGCATTTGAAGAGGCTTGGGACGAAAACTACTACGAAGGCGTCGAAGAATTAGGGTGGATTCATAATGATACTGAGTATTACATGTCAGGTCCATTAAAATTAACTAACGTTGAGACAGGTGCAGTATACTCTGGTTCAGTCGATCCTGCAACAATTGTAAAGACAATTGAATTGCCTTCAGAAGAAGTTCTACCTGAACTTGCACCTGTAGTTAACGAAGCTACTAAGTGGCCGTTCGCAACTGCGCCTATTGAAGTCGAACCCGAAGAACCTGAATTGACTGATTGGTTCCCAGTTAGCATCAACCCAGTACGTGAGGGTGTATACGAAATTCTCACAGTAGAATCAATTAACTGGCCCTTCCCCAACAAAGGTGTATGGGATGGCAAGAAGTGGAACTTCTTAGACCACACTGTAACACAATGGCGCGGACTCGCTAAAGACCCAGGAGCAAAATAATGGCAACTAAGAAACCAAAGAATGTGGCTAGCGAAGGCTGGCCAAAGATTAGTCAAGGTACACACTTGACTGTAAAGACTTTTGAAGATGGTCGTACTGAACTTATTTGGGATGACGAACAACTTCAAAAAGAAGTATCAGACGCAATTGCCTCTTACGAGAAGATTGAATCTGTTACACCGACAAAGAAAACTAAAGGAAAGAAAAATGTCAGCACACAATGAAATTAACACACACTTAGAAGCATACTTGGCAGAACATGAAAAGTTCGAAAAAGGTAATGCAGCAGCAGGTACTCGTGCCCGCAAAGCACTAGCAGAAATGGCAAAAGCAATCAAGTCTCGCCGTAACGAAATTACTGCTGAAAAAGCAGCACGTGCAGAAGCAAAAGCTGCAGGCAAGTAATGGATCAAGCAGTAGTAAATGAACTGCGTAGGAGATGCGACTTAATTATTGAGAACGCATCTCCTAATTCTGTTGCTAACGGAATGTCTGGTTCTAGAGTAAGATTCCATATGGGTCTTAATATTTTAGGAACAGCAATGGAATTCCCTGAATGGTGGGACGAAGAATACAAGAAACCGCTGATGGATGTGGAAACTTTTCACAGCCCATTGTATGATGATTACATAGGCGATTTATTTGACGAAGCCTACAATAAAGTTAACGCACAAGAAATAACTGATAAATAAGAATGTAACACAACGGTTACAAACTATCAAAATAAAACCATCACAAAGGAAGGTTATCTATGAGTTTTAATAAAACAAAATGCGACCCTGCATTGGGTCTTAAAGTGCATGAGCACTTAGTCAAAATGGGTGTCGAGACACCATCAAAGGGTTCACTAATCCCTGACCGTAAAGATAGAATCGCCGTAATCGAGCCTCTGTTCGCAGAGATTATGAAAGCCCTTGGTCTAGACTTGACGGATGACAGTCTTATCGAAACACCTAAGCGTGTTGCCAAGATGTATGTCAATGAAATTTTCTGGGGTCTAGATTATGAAGCATTTCCAAAGTGTACGACTGTCGATAATAAAATGCAGTATAACGAAATGGTCGTTGAACGCAACGTCATGGTCCAGAGTAACTGCGAACATCACTTTGTCGTTATTGACGGCTTGGCTACTGTTGCTTACGTTCCTAAGCAGAAAGTCCTCGGACTATCAAAAATTAACCGCATCGTTGAGTACTTCTCAAAGCGCCCTCAAATCCAAGAGCGCCTCACCGAACAAGTTTTTCACGCACTACAGTTCATTCTTGAAACCGAAGACGTTGCAGTCCTCATTGACGCACAACACTACTGTGTTAAGTCAAGAGGTGTCGAAGATACTGGATCGAGCACAGTAACATGTCGATTAGGCGGTGGCTTCAAAACAGACCCATCAGCAAGAGCAGAGTTCTTACAAATCGCAAACAAAGGCAAGTGATGAGTTTACTAATCCTTATCATATTGGTAGGCGTTGTAATTTCTATTCAACGTAGATTGCCCAAGAGCAGTTGTCACGGCGACTGCAATCAGGGTAGAACTTGTAATTGTAAAGGTAAACAAGATGGGACACCGTAAACCAATGGACTACAATCAAGTAAGTCACCAAATTTACATGTCAGGTGTAGAATTACATAGCATGTATAATGATGGGTTCACTCAGTTTGAAATCAAAAAAGATTTATACAAACTCAAGTGGTTGCTTGACGAGATTATGGCTGACAGTCCTACATTTGCAGGCGAAGATGAATTCTTAAAAGAACGTGAACAGGTGAAAATGTGGCGAACTTTAAAGAGATGACAAATGAGAAAGCGGCGGCTCTCGTTCGACGGGGAATGGGTACTTCCCGTAGACCACTAACAGGAGATGAGCCTGGG